AGTGGTTGGTGATGGACCAGAAAAAGAAAAGATGCAAAAGAAATATCCTAACATTAAATTTGTTGGGTATAAGTTTGGGGAAGAGTTGGCTTCTTATTACCAAAACGCAGATGTTTTCGTTTTTCCCAGCAAATCAGACACTTATGGAATTGTAATACTTGAGTCAATGGCATGCGGAACTCCTGTTGCTGCTTATCCTGTAACTGGACCAATCGATCAGATTATTGACGGAAAAAATGGATACGTTGACCATGATTTGCTAACTGCAGTTCTTAATTGCTTAACAATCAAGAGAACAGATACATACTCAACAGTTAAAAATATTAGCTGGAAAAATTCAGCAAAACAATTTGTAAAGTACGCAGAGGAATAGTATAATATGAAAGTAAAATTGATTAGTTGTTCGCAGGCAGTTGAATTGCCGGAATATATTAAGACACCTCAGGAACTTGTTGCATATTGTGCAAGAGTTTCTAATCCTGCAAACCAGCTGAATACTGAAACTTCCGAGAAGTTGATCAAGTATCTTGTTAAACATCAGCACTGGTCACCCCTCGAGATGGTAAGTGCATGCCTTGAAATTGAAACAACTCGCGATATTGCTCGCCAAATTCTACGTCACCGCAGCTTTTCCTTCCAAGAATTCTCACAACGTTATGCAGACCCTGTCAAAGATTTAGACTTTGAGTATCGCGACTGCAGATTACAAGATCTTAAAAATCGTCAAAATAGTATTGAAGGCGCAGATAGCGATCTTCAATATGCTTGGTATGTTGCGCAACGCGAACTTATTGAGAAGGCAAGAGAAACATATAAGTGGGCTATTGATAATGGTATCGCCAAGGAAGTTGCTCGCGCAGTTCTCCCTGAAGGTCTAACAATGTCCCGCATGTATATGAATGGAACACTTCGTTCGTGGATCCACTATATACAACTCCGTAGTGCTAACGGAACCCAAAAAGAACACATGGAGATTGCTTTGGCTTGCGCTAAAGCAATCGCAAAGATTTTCCCACTAACAAAAGAACTAACAACAGAGGCTTAACACATGGCAACACGACTTCCATCCATCTATCAAGATTTCATCCACATCTCTCGTTATGCGAGATTCAGTGACGCACTTGGTCGTCGCGAGACATGGAGCGAAACAGTAGATCGTTATATTTCCTTCTTCCAGAAGCGCACAAACAACAATAAGAAGGTGCCTTGGGAAGAGATTCGCAGTGCTATTCTGAACCTGGAAGTCATGCCGTCGATGCGTTGCCTTATGACTGCTGGTCCTGCTCTTGAAAAGGATCAGGTTGCTGGCTACAATTGCTCATATGTTGTTATTGACAGCCCAAAGTCATTCGATGAAATCATGTATGTTCTGATGTGCGGTACAGGCGTTGGTTTCAGCGTTGAGTCTCGTTACACTAACAAGCTGCCTGAGGTTCCAGATGAGATTCATCCAACAGATACTACAATCGTTTTTGCAGATTCTAAGATTGGTTGGGCGACTGGTTATCGAGAATTCCTTTCTCTGTTATATTCTGGTAAGATTCCTAAGTGGGATATGTCGAAGGTTCGTGCAGCTGGTGTTCGGCTCAAGACGTTCGGTGGACGAGCATCAGGACCAGAACCACTAGTTGATTTGCTCAACTTTACTCTTAATATTTTTCAGAAGGCTCGTGGTCGTAAGTTGACCACATTGGAATGTCATGATATCGTCTGTAAGATTGCTGATATTGTTGTTTGTGGCGGTGTACGTCGTTCTGCGCTTATTTCTCTTTCTGACCTCAATGATGATCATATTCGTCATGCTAAGTCTGGTCAGTGGTGGATGGCTGATGGTCAAAGAGCTTTGGCAAACAATAGTGCGGTATATGAAAAGAAGCCTGACATGGATACGTTCATGCAGGAATGGGTAGCATTGTATATGTCGAAGTCTGGTGAGCGCGGTATTTTCTCGCGTCAGGCTTCACAGGCAATTGCTGCTAAGTATGAGCGTCGTGACCCAAACCACGAGTTCGGAACCAATCCTTGCTCTGAAATCATTCTGCGCCCATATGAATTCTGCAATCTTTCTGAGGTTGTTGTTCGCGCCGAAGATACTGTTGAAGACCTAAAGCGTAAGGCAAAACTTGCTACTATCATTGGTACACTTCAGTCGACTATGACTGACTTCCGTTACATCAATAAGAAGTGGAAGAAGAACTGCGACGAAGAGCGTTTGCTTGGTGTTTCTCTAACAGGTATCATGGACCACGCTCTATTGAACGGAAGCAATCCTGCTGACATTCAACATGGTAATCTTGCTCTCGCTCTTCAGGAGATGCGTAAGGAATGTGTTGATACCAATAAGAAGTTTGCTGACATTCTTGGTATTGAGGCTTCTGCTGCTATCACTTGCGTCAAGCCATCGGGCACTGTAAGCCAGCTGGTTGACTCTGCTTCTGGTATTCACCCACGTTATAGCCAGTATTACATCCGTCGCGTCCGTGCTGATAAGAAGGATCCTCTCGCAGACTTCATGATTAGCAAGGGATATACTGCTGAAGAAGATTTCTATGGTAAGAGCAATTGGGTATTCAGTTTCCCAATGAAGGCTCCAGAAGGTGCTGTTCTAACCAAGGATGTAACTGCTATTAAGCAGTTGGAACTTTGGCAGATTTATCAAGACCACTGGTGCGAGCATAAGCCATCGATCACTGTTTATGTTGGTGATGATGAGTGGATGGATGTTGGTGCTTGGGTCTACAAGAACATGGCATCGCTTTCAGGTGTTTCGTTTTTACCACGCGATACAGGTACTTACCGCCAAGCACCCTATGAGGCTATTGACGAAGATAAGTATAAGGAACTCCTCGCAACTCAGAACGTTGAAATCAACTGGACTGAATTCATGGAAGAGACTGATACTACTGAGAGCGCACAAACTCTCGCCTGTGCGGCAGGTGGCTGCGAAATTTAAGGAAACGTTATGAAAAAGTTATTATTCTTTGTCGCTGGAATGATTTGCCTTGGCATTGCATATATCGGAGTGGTGACTCCAGGTATCCCCTGGAGTACACCATCAATCTTAGCCGCATATTGTTTTGCTAAGAGCTCTGATAAGTGGTATAATTGGATGATGAATCATAAACTATTTGGTCCATTCTTAACCAATTGGAGAGATAACAGAGTCTACCCAAGCAAGGCAAAGTGGATTATGTTTATCTGTATGGATGCAAGCCTTGTTATTCTTTGGCTCACAACCCATAACTGGAAACTTGTTCTTGGTGTAAGTTTATTCATGGCATTCTGGATGGTGTGGGCAATCCGCTATCCTGGAACTCTAGAAGAATGGAAGCGTCGTAAGGAAGCTGGAGAGAAGATCGGCTGGTTTAAGTAAAAGGTAAATTATGAATAATTTGAAATTTAGTATTATTACTCCGACCCACATCAAGAACTCATTTCTGGATGAATTGTATGATAGCATCATTGCACAAACATACACCAATTGGGAATGGATTCTTTGGTTGAATGGTGGAGCGAGCAGTTCCTTAGTCAGTTCCAGAATCAGAGAAGATGACAGAGTAAAGATCTTTGTTAGCGATGATCCAAATACTTCAGTTGGATACAATAAGAACAGAGCATTTAATCTAGGAACTGGCGACGTTCTTGTTGAAATTGACCATGATGATATGATTACTGAGAATTGCTTAGAAGAATTGAACGTTGCCTTCCAGGAAGAAGAAATCGGGTTTGCATTTAGCGATTGTGCAGTATATCACATAAAGAATGAATTCATACCTTATGGTTCAGCTTATGGATGGTCGCATAAGACATTTAATTGGAAGGGCAAAGAACTCTTCTCTATGGATTCTTTCGATCCAACTAGTAAGAGCGTTGCATTCATTTGGTATGCTCCAGACCATGTTAGAGCATGGAGAAAGAGTGTTTACAAGAGCATCGGTGGGCATGATGCAGCATATGAGATTTGTGATGACCATGAATTGATGGTGCGCACCTATCTCAATACAAAGATGAAACATATTCCCAAGGTTCTATACATCTATAGAGTTACTGGTGAAAATACTTGGTTGGAAAGAAATGCAGCAATCCAAGAAAAGACCGTAGAAATTTTCAATCAAAATGCTTGGAAGCTTGCTGTTCGCGAAGCCGAATTGCGGGGTCTTGGTGTTGTTGAACTTGGTGGTGGAATTAATCCTAAGCCAGGATGCATCACTCTCGACCAAGAGAATGCAGATATTATCTGTGATTTAAATGATGGAATTCCACTTCCTGATAATAGCGTTGGTGTATTAAATGCCTCGCATCTCATTGAGCATCTCCATGACAAGCATAAGATTATGAAAGAAATTCATCGTGTGCTTGCTGATGGTGGTTGGGCATTTATTGAAGTTCCAAGCACAGATGGTCGTGGTGCATTCCAAGATCCAACTCACGTGAGTTATTGGAATGAAAACTCTTTCTGGTATTATACCAGAGAAGATAAGGCTATGTTCATTCGCAACAAAGATATTCGCTTCCAGGCATTTAGATTGGATACGATTTGGTGGGAGGATAAAATTGCAATCACTAATGCATGGCTAGTTGCAAAGAAAAGTGATGCTCGTAGACCACATTTAACTCTTATTTAAGAAAAGTATATGGAATATCTTTACAATAAGTACTTAAGCAACTTTTGGCACACTTTAACTATAATGGTAGATGAGAATTATAGAGAACCAGAACCAACAACTAATCTCATTTTAGGTTGCTATATAAATTCTACAAAAGAAAATTTAAAATTACCTGAAAATGTTAAAGTGATTGCATATCAATTAGAACCATTAATTGATTTTCACTGGCATCCAAAAGAAAAAATAATTGCAAATTTAAAGACATATGATGAAATTTGGGAATATGATTATGATAATTATCTTTTGCTGAAAGAGCAAGGTTTCACTAATGTATTATATCGACCAATAAAATATACACCCTCATTAAAAAGAATTGATAGTGAGAGTGTGACACAAGATATAGATATTTTATTTTATGGGACATTAAATAGCGATAGAGCTAACTTTATTACAAGATATCTTTCACACTACACCCCAAAGAGCGACTTCCATCATGATATTCTCTTAAAGACAAATTTAGTTTTTATAAATGGTATTGATGATAAACGGTTAGATGAATATATTGCAAGAAGTAAAATAATTATCAATTTACAAACATCACAACAAAAACACCTAAGTCAACAAAGGCAAAATCAGGCGAGAATATTTTACCCATTGATAAATAATAAATGTGTATTGAGTCAAGTTGCACATAGAAATTATTTTGGTAATTGCATCTTACAATTTGAAGATATTCAAGACTTTGGAGATTTGGTTATAGAATTACTGATCAGCGGTGAATGGAAAAACTATCCAGAAAGGCAAAGTGATTACATCAAATTTATTAATAGAGAAAACATTGTAGGAGAAGAATGATGTTTGAAATCAATCCTGCTTTTAAGAAACGTCTATTTGTAGTGGATAATTTTTACTCTAATCCTGATGAGATTAGAGAACTTGCTTTAAATCAAGAATATGAAAATGGATCTGACTGGTATAAGGGAAGAAGAACATTTAACAACTTCTTATTTCCGCAAACCAAATATGCCTTTGAAGATATTATGGGAATCAAAATCCGTGAATGGGAAAGTCATGGAATGAATGGTAAATTCCAGTACTGCTTACCAGAAGATATGTTAGTATACCATAACGATTTTCAAACTTGGGCTGCAATTGTTTATCTGACACCTGATGCTCCATTTGAAACTGGAACTAGCCTTTATGCTCACAAGAAAACAAGAATTCGCCATATAGATGAGCATCCAAATGCCGAGGAATGCTTTAATGGTGGATTTATTGACAGTACCAAATTTGAATTGGTTGATACTGTGGGTAATGTCTATAATAGATTGATCATATTTGATGCTAGATGTTTCCATGCTGCGACAAAGTATTGTGGAAAAGATATAACAGACTCACGTTTATTCCAAATCTTCTTTTTCGACTGAGAAACAAACACCCATATATAGAGAATAGATGGCTGGCGAGATGCGCTCGCAGCAGCTAGCAAGAAACTGGAGGGACTAGTCCCGTATATCTAATGCATTCTGACGCTAGTAGCAAGAGTGGTATACGCTCCACTCCTGCGGCACCCCGAAGGGTAAATCCTTTCCATCTATTTTTTTATATTTTAAAGGAGTGTTTATAGATGACATCAGATGCATATTTAAGAGTGTCCTGTCCAAATTGTGAATCACAATTTGCGATAGATTATCTACTCGAAGAAGTCAACGGGAATGTAGAATATTGTCCTTTCTGTGGCGATGAAATGCCAAGCGAAGAAGAACAAGAAGATCTTCTTGAAGAAGACGAAGAAGAAACCGAAGATGCGTCATGGTAATTGGAATTGACTATTCTTTGACATCACCCGCCATGTGCGTTATGGTAGGACCCACTTACGATAAGTGTATGTTCTACTATCTAACATCTAATAAGAAAATGGTGGGAAACTTTGGTAATGCAATTGGTTATGAGCATAAAGAGTATTTCTCAGAGCAAGAACGCTATGATAACATTGCTGAGTTCTTCTTAAATAAGATCCCACTTCGCCCATCTATTCCTCAAGTCTTCATTGAAGACTATTCATTCGGCTCTACTGGGCGAGTATTCCACATTGCTGAGAATTGTGGATTGTTAAAGTATAAGTTGTGGGAAATTGGTTTAAAGTTCACGACATTCGCACCCTCTGCAATCAAGAAGTTTGCAACAGGTAAAGGTAATGCAGATAAGCAGAAGATGTATGATGCATTTTCTGAAGAAACTGGGCAAAACCTGATTCAGTTTTATTCAAAGACAGGCACATTGGGTAGCCCAGTCACTGACATCGTCGATTCATATTATATTGCTAAGTATGGATTTTCAACTTTAAATAAGGAAGTCAAAAATGGATCAAGTAACACTAAAGAATCTAAAGATTGACGAAGAAGAAGTTGATGGCGTACACTTTCATATAACTAGTGAAAGTGACGAAAATGTCGAATGGGATTTCATGACCATGAAATTGAACGAAGAATCAGATAGAAATTTTGTAAAAACAGAAATGGGTTACAAGTATCATATTGTAACGTATGAGGATGATGAAACTGCTGATGCATTTGAGGCAGTCCTCGGAGATTTACAGCATCATGTTAAAAAGTATGTTAGCATGAATAAGGAAGGTTTCATCCTTAAGAAAAGTAAGAAGTCAGATGAAATTATCAAGAAAATTTTCAATTCAAAATTGCTAAATGTTCTCGGTAACGTCGCCGAGAAGAAGGTTGAAGCTGAAATAGTATAAATTATTTGCTTTTACAACTCATATGCGGTAGAATATAGTCTTAACCGTTGATGTAGGAGTATGTAATGTTTGATTTTAATGGAATTTATAATTTGCTCAAGTCTGGTGTTGCGACCGTAACCTTCACAAAGGTTGATGGGAGCACGCGAGTCATGCGCTGCACTCTTCAGGATGAATACCTTCCTGAGCAGTTTCGCGGAAAGGGAACTGTATTGACTGAGGCTGGGGATACAATTCGTGTCTATGACTTGGATATCAATGGGTGGCGTTCATTCCGTGTTGATTCTGTGACTGAAATCCGAAATACTGGTGGTTCTGCTCGTAGTCTTTTAACTGAGTAATGTAAGTGGCAAAACGTAAGCATGTATTTGTGAATAATTCGGAACCTTCCTATAC